CAAACTCGTCTGAAACTCGCCATCATATCCGCCTATATATCTAAGACATTTTATTATAATTGTATCTTGCCTTTTATGTAATTTCTGCCTGAGATATGAACGGCTTACTTTTAATTTCCACCCTGGGTCTGTTTTAAACTCCCGACTGTATATCTCAAGAACGCCAAAAAATACCAAATATCCATCGCTACCGAATAAGCTCATCAGATCGAAAATGAACGGATCGTCAAGGCTGTCAGATATGTGCTTGAACCATTTCAATGTACAATCCCTTTTCCACAATTAAACGCACAAATGCCCCGGCAAAGAGGAGGTCGTGGACTCCATACCGAGCCGGGAGGCGCAGCCCTTGCCGAGGCATTTCTATTTTTAATTGATTGATTTTCGAGACCACGACTTCTCATAACATTACCATTATCATTTTTTACCTATCCCTGTCAAGATAAATATCACCCCTGCGTGTCAATCTGTTTCTTGACCGCTAAGTTTCTTTCGGCCAGTTTTCAATTCGAACCAGGTGCGGACAATTGGTCTCATAAATAATTTCTTTGCCGCGCTCCTTTGCGAATCGAAGCTCCTCCAGGGCGCCGCTCGAGTCCGGCCATCCTGGGGCCATTACGATCGTGTCGCAGCGACTAAGGATTTCCAGGTCGCCTTTCAGCCAGGCGGTATCGGGCAAAAGACCATCAAATAAAGCCGTATTTTTATGAGGACATATTACGGCATACCCTAACCTCCAATACTTGATTGCGACCGTTTCTGCACTTCGGATATTCTTGACAATTCCAGCGGGTGTGTCTGCTCGATAGGGACCGGATATAAAAGCAAGTTTCATGCAAATAACTCCAGCTGGGCTTCTTTATTCTCGGTTGATTTTAAATTTCTAACGGCTTGAAGATAATAAGAATTTTTCAATTCGATTCCGATAAATCTTCGCCCGCTTAAAAGCGATTGATATCCCTCGGAACCAATCCCTGCAAAAGGGCTTAAAACAACATCATTAGGATTCGACCAAAGATCTAAGCATCTTGCAATCGTATCGAGTTGAAGTGGACATATATGTTTTTCGTCTTTTTCGCTTCGGGCCGCCTGAATATTTAACGTATTGGTTTGTCGAATATCCCACCATACCGGCGAGGCATACCGTTGCCAAACGTAATGACTATATTTATTTGTCTTAGCTATATTGGTCTTTTGTTTATTCGGTTCATCCTGCTCCCCAATATAATGTTCAAACCCTCTGCCGTGAGATACCGGTTCAGGATTAACTCCCGGTTTTCGCATAGTTACAACGTAATCGGGCAACCCCATAGCGCAGCGAGTAGAGTCCTTTGAGATTTGCTTATGAGCCAGCGCCAACGCCTTTGTTCTGGTTGCCTGAACAAGAGGATCTTTCCAAATACAAACACGAGAATGATAAATAAAACCGGCGGCCTGAAATAGCGATATGACAAGCCCCGGCATATCTTTTAGCCCTATAAAACCATCATGCGTTATGGTGGCGAGACCGTCCATGCAATGAATTGAAACAAGCCTTCCATGCTTTAAAACTCTAAATAAACTAGACGTTAAGAATTTAAAATGCTCATAAAATTCATCATCGTTTTTGCAATTACCGATGTCTCTTTCAGAATCCGAATAAGTGAATAAGTTTGAAAATGGTGGACTGAAAATAGAATAATGAATAGACTCATCTGGAAGCCCTTTTACCACTTCGATACAATCCCCTTGATACATAGCCCAATTATTACCATGCTCCTGGTCTAAAATTTTTATATCCATTGTGGCAACCTCATTTCAATTTTAGGATGATAGTCTGTTTTGGTTTTTTTAAACTCTTTCAGCTCTTCCGCCATTAGTCGGCTCATATGATTAACCATTCCATCAAACATGGCCATCATATCAGATTCTTTCCGTTTAATATTAGCAATAACATTGCCCTCACGTTCTCCGGTTATGATATGTGCATGAACTGTTTTTGTCTGTCCAAACCTCCAACATCGCCTTAACGCCTGATAAAACTGCTCATATGAATCCGATAATCCGACAAAAGCCATGTTATTACATTCTTGAAAATTCATACCGAACCCGGCTATTCGTGGTTTACTGACAAGTGCTTTAATTTCTCCGCTTGCAAATCCTAATAATGATAATTCTTTGTATTCTGGAGAATCAGATCCCTTAACCTCGACGGCATCATTTATTGACGTTTTAAGCGCCGTGCTTTCGATATTAAGATTGCACCATGCTATCCATCTGGACCCGTTATTGTTCGCTAAATCAGCAGCGATTTTAACCCTATCCGGCAAACATTCCATCCTCGCCCTGCGCCTATCATTAAGAGTTGCCGCAGGCTCAACAAATAGTGTTTCTCTATACCCGTTAAAAGGGATTACATGCTCATATATTTTAAGTGGTGGGAGAATAAAATCATTGTCATCAAATCCTATATCGGATGGCTTTCGCATCATTATGGCCCACGATGATAACCATTCCCAAAACAAGTTTTCCTTAACATGACCCTTTAACCGCCACTTCCCCGTATCTCCCGCATCATTGATAAAAAACATTGAGAGCATTTCAGGTCGAGTCATAATGCCTAAAAATTCAGCGGTATTTCCAAGCTCGGTATAATCATTTGGAGATGGTGTTGCTGTGCATGCTAATTTATATGGTGTGTTTAAAAATGATTCGATGATCTGATTGCGAAACTTACCGGCAAAGTTTTTAAGAATGGATGATTCATCAAGAACTATTCCAATAAAAGCAGATGGATCAAAATTGTCTAATTTTTCATAGTTGGTTATATTAATTCCCGGCTTAACATCATCCTGGGACCTACAGATATTAACGGATATATTGAATTTGTCTCCCTCGCGCTTGGTTTGTAATGATACGGCCAATGGTGCGAGAATTAAAACATTTTCTCCTGATTTCTCATGTATCCGTAACGACCATTCAAGTTGTTGCGGGGTTTTTCCTAATCCGCAATCCTCAAATAATGCAGATCGGCCTTTAAATAATGACCAACGAACAAGAGTCTTTTGCCAGTCAAAAAGCATCGGGTTTAAATCGTCTATTTCGACTTTAAATCCGCTTGGTTTATAATCAATAATTTTCGATTTAAGAAAATTGCTATAATCCATGATCATTTCTTTCCCCATTCATGTATTTCGCATCTCATTGGTATTTTCATTTCTCCGCCTTACAGCGTAAATTTTGAGCCGGTAATAGATGGGCCAGCTATATAAACAAGTTTCATTCATTTACCTCCTCAACGAGAGCACAAAGAGCGGCGAAGGCTTCCCGGCGGGTCTGGCCGTCCGGCACCCCTCTTGTATCTACTATTTGTATGTAGTTTCGTACAATTTCTTTAATCCTTTTGATCTCTGCGTTACACTCAATAAGAGTGTTAAATTCCATACTCAGCGCCCCTCAACAATCGCAAACTCGTATCGAATCGGCTGAAATTCGTTGTAATCAATTCCCAGGTTCGTCCGGCAATTCTTACAATATTTCCGTGGCTTGCGATTACCTGTCCAACCGTCAGGGATAGAAACCTGGTGATCTGCTTCACAACAAGGGCAGATACAGCCATACATCCGGTCTGTTCGATTTCTTCCGCTTGTCATTTCGTTTCCTCATTAACAACGATCCGCGCCCCGGCCCCAGCCGCCAGGTCAAACGTGCTTCCATCCTCGACCGTGACTTTGTAATTGAAATTCAGGTGTATGCCCCGTGTTTCGACCACGTTCAGAACTCGATAGCAGGTGTGGCCGAATACGAGTAGGGCGATTATCATCGTGATCATTACTGTTATGTAGGTTATGGTTTTCATATTGTCCTATCTTTGTTTTCAGGAAGTCGTTATATTTCATAGCCGCATCCACCTTGCCTCACCCCGCCAAAAATGTTATTTTAATCCATCGCCGGCGATATCTTCAACGACCTGCATTTCTCTTAAAAGAATCGAAGCCGCATCTTTTTTGCGCTCGGTTCCTACCCACTCGGCTATGATTTGGAAGCCCTCCTCGTTTAAGGTTTTAAAGGTGGCCTCACGGTTTTTATCATCCAGATTATTAGAGCATGGAAAATAAACATATTTCAAGCCGTCTTTGAGCTTTGAGCCGATCCGGGCCCCGAACTTCAATATCTCGCCCGTTGAAAAGTATGGATCACAAAACGGTTTATCGTTCAGCCGGAACTCGCCCTCGTCGGTGATTGAAATGTTCGGCCAGGGCAGGCCGAGGGATTGCAGGTATTTGGTGCGGTCGGATTCATTATCTCTAAGCGCAACCGTTTTGCCCTCGTAGTTCAGCTTTGTATCTTCAAGGGCTTCCACGTCCCGGCGATATGAGTTATAGCCCGCCG